GGTCGGTCGTCGGTCGGTCGGTCGGTCGTCGGTCGGTCGTCGGTCGGTCGTCGGTCGGTCGTCGGTCGGTCGTCGGTCGGTCGTCGGTCGGTCGTCGGTCGGTCGTCGGTCGGTCGCCGATCGGTCGCCGGTCGGTCGCCGGTCGTCGGTCATGGCTGGACAAGCGGAAGCAGCCCGCCTGGCGAAGCCCGGCGCGCAGCTAGGCAAGCGCCGGATCAGGCGCTTGCGTTTTATGTGTTACCGATCAAGCGGCAAAATGCGACGCGGTCGGACCATGCGCCATAATGACCATTGACACCTTGGCCTTCGCGCTTGTGCCACCGCACGCACGACAAGTCGCGCAAGTAGTCTTATAGCCCGCTTCCTTACTTGCTGGACAAATTGCTTCGCTTGCTTGCTTCGCTTCGCTCGCATGACGCACGCGGAACGTCCTCCATCCCATGCTATGCGCTTGCTCTAAATCGGCGACGCTATCCGCGCTTGCCATGCACAATAGCTTGAACGCTTGAAAGCGTGCGTCGCGCCATTGATGCGTATAACCGTTCTTCGCGATAACTTTTAGAGTGCACGCACGCCAAATTTGGAAAGGCACGGCCGCACCGTCACCATAGGCGCCGATACGAAAGATTAACCCCGCGAACAAATCGGGCAAGATTGCCGGATCATAATCGATATATGGGCGCGCGTATCGGTCGCGCATATATGCATTGTAAACCGCCATGACGGAACGCCCGACATTGACATAACATGAACGCTTAATTTTTCCGGTCAATTCGTCCAATCGCGGGCGATGAATACACGTTCCGCAAACGGATTTATCCGAACCGTCACGCAATGCGTCAAGAGGTGACTTATCCGAACGGATTATAAAAGTCTGTACCATTGCGCCCGTTTTGACGTTATTGCTAGCGTCTGTAATGCGATTGGCAATTGCGACAATCGGTTGACCGTCAATCGCGCTTGCGCCTTCATAGAGTATCACGCCGCGCCATTGACCGCGTTTTAATGCTTTGAGCATTTCATTTGCTGATTTTATCATTGTTCTCTCCCAAGAACGATTGCCACTATTGGCAATCTGGAAACGCCCGCGATTGACGCGGGCGTAATCAGATTGTCAATTTGAGAAGATGATTTGATCGTCATCATAGATGACAAAACCGTGAGCCCATCCGAAAACTTGATCTTCGCCGATTGTTGCGCGTTCATGCGCGTGTCGCTGTAACACTAATTGCGCCGCTTCGATTGCTTCGGATAGGCAATCAAAATCGTCATAGATAAAATCGCCGAGTGTTTCTTCTTTTGTGATTAATCCGACGGTTATCATTTTACATACTCCAACACGTTATCCCAATTGTTAGTCACTAAAAAGCAATCGCCTGTTTCAATATTGCAAACCGAAAAGCGTTCACCACCTGTTTCGCGATCATCTGGATTAGCGTTATTAATAAATATATGAAACGCGCCGAATTGCCATGATGGGCAGACGTCATTACGCCATGACGTATCTTCCCATGTTGCGGGAATTGCGGGTAGTGTTGTTTGATCATATTCAGGAAATGCGAGCGATATCATTTTCAACCCCTAATTTTTCAGGCGTGTTTGCCTATCAATTTTGTATCATAAAAAGTGTTACGGCGTCAAATGTTATGTTTCTAGGTATTTATTCAGGCACGTTTTGCGTTTTGTAATATTATTGTGCCAATATTGGCAAAGTTTGGGCAACGGTTTCTGAGTGCTAGCAAGGGCTTTGGGTTAAATTGTCATTTTATGTTAATAAGTTAAAAATTATAAAATATATAGGTATACAGTCCTACTGTTCCGTCGGGCGCCAGCGATTTAAAACTGATGACAATATCGCCAATAACGCCAATGAATTGAAAAATGCAGAAATCCGCAAAAATAAGTTTTAGGCACAATCACACACACGCATAACAAAACGTGTTGTACCCCGCTTAGAATTGATTTGAACGCCATGTCAAAAATAAGGCGCGTTTACGTTCCATAATATTCCACACAAATAAATGTTAATTACCGAATTGGCACAATACCCGGATTGCAAGCATAAACCCAATCTGCCGGCAAAAACCCATTTTGAGTCTAATGCCCTATTTGCCTGTAGATAGCCCAGCCCAGGGCGCGTGCCGCTTGACAGCCTATACCTTACGTAAGGTCAAGGCAGGGGGGGGAGGGCCGTGGCTGACCGGTCAAATCCTACGCAGGGTCTGCAAAAAATTTTTTATTGAAATCCAAATTTGACCCTGTTATAAAACCGCGCATGAAATCATTTCATTACGAGCCGAGAGAGATCAAAGCTACAGAGGCGCGGCTACGGTCGATCTACGACGCCGCGTATCTTGGCTTGAAGGGTGACTCGCTTGCACTGGCGGCGGGGCTGATGCCGGTGGAGTACCGGCAACTGTGCCAACTGGACCCGGTAGCCGAGTTGGCAGAAAAGCAAGGCCGCGCTGACAGCGAGATCACGGCTAGTCGGGCGCTGCACAACGCAGCCCAGCAGGGCGACGCCAAGGCCGCGCTCGCCATCCTGCAACACCGGCATGAATGGTCGGCCAAGCAGGAGATATCAGTCGATATCTACCAGAAGATCTCCATCACCCAAGCGTTGCAAGACGCGACCAACCGTGTCATTGAACATATGCCGGCTAAGGAGTTGAGTTATGGCGAGTAACGCGCTTCGTTCTGATTACGGAAGTATATCAAACTGGCTTAACAACCTGTTTGGGTCATCAGACGTTCCTAGACGTACCGACTTTCCGACAAACGAAGAAGTTATGTGGGCGCAACAATACGATCCTACATACGGCGACCCAAATGCGGGTATGCTAACCAACCCGAACGCCCGCGCAACCGTAGTGCCTATAGATATTGCGGCAGATAAAATAAACAGGGGCGATTTGATAAAATCTTTAATTAACAACAAACGCCGTGCAGAAGCCTACCCTACAAATCTGGAACAGTTAGACCCTAAGACGCGCAACGCGCTATACGCCGCATGGTTGGCATCGCGCAGATCCGCGTTGGCTAGTTTGGGCTTTGACGTAAATAAAATGGCGTTTTCACCTGATAATGAATCTGCCAATAAAGCAGGCGCGTATATGCAGGATACAGACCAGACATGGACGCAGCCAGGAAGAACGCCGTCAAACCCTGTGCATGAGTCTATGCACCGAGGCATAGCTATGATGGGCAAAAAGATGCCTCTTGAAGAAAGCATAGTCCGACAAATGATGGTGAAAAATTTTGGCGATGTAGAGGCAGCCAATAACCCGGCCGCAGTGCAAACGGCCAAACACATATTAGCCACAGGTTACGATGAAGACGCAATAAATGAACTTGAACAATTGGCAGCGCAAATCTTAGCGCAACGCAGACCTCGCGGGCCAAGATAATGGCCCAACTGCCGGTTTATAAGTCGCAAGAAGAGCAAGTGCTGATGACGCGCCTGTGGTCGCCGCAGTTAGCGAACGATCCTGAAGCGTTCGTGTTGTTCGTCTTCCCGTGGGGCCAACCCAATACGCCCTTGGCCAAGTTCAAAGGGCCGCGCAAATGGCAACGCTTGGTGCTGCGCGAACTGTCGGATCACATTAAGAGGAACAACGGCAAGCTGGACATGGAGACGTTCAGGCTGGCGGTCAGTTCAGGGCGCGGTATCGGCAAGTCAGCGCTCGTCAGTTGGCTGATCCTGTGGATGCTATCGACGCGCATTGGCTCGACCATCATCGTGAGCGCAAACTCGGAAGCGCAGTTGCGCTCTGTAACCTGGGGCGAGTTGACCAAGTGGGCGGCAATGATTATCAACGCGCACTGGTGGGAAATCAGCGCGACCAAGCTCATGCCCGCCAAGTGGATATGCGAACTGGTCGAGCGGGATCTCAAGAAGGGTACACGTTACTGGGCGGCTGAGGGTAAGCTGTGGTCGGACGAGAACCCCGACAGTTATGCCGGTGTTCACAACATGGACGGCATGATGCTGATCTTCGACGAGGCGAGCGGCATACCTGACTCGATCTGGTCGGTCGGCGCGGGCTTCTTTACCGAGAACATCCTAGACAGGTACTGGCTAGCGTTCTCCAACCCGCGACGCAACACAGGCTACTTTTTCGAGACGTTTCACGCGAAACGTGATTTCTGGAAAACCAGACAGGTAGACGCACGCGACGTGGAAGATACCGACAAGGCAGTCTACGAACAGATCATCGCCGAGTACGGCGAAGACTCAGCCCAAGCGCGTATTGAGGTCTATGGTGATTTCCCATCTGCCGGCGAGGATCAGTTCATCGCGCCGAATGTCATATCCGACGCGGTTAAGCGCGAACGGTATAAGGACATGACTGCGCCAATCATACTCGGCATCGACCCTGCGCGAGGCGGGACGGACGCGACTGTACTGGTCGTGCGGCAGGGGCGCGACATCATCGCGATCAAGCGCTACCAAGGCGAAGACACCATGACCATCGTAGGGCGGGTGATCGACGCTATTGAGGAATACAAGCCGGTGCTGTCCATAATCGACGAGGGCGGGCTCGGCTACGGCATCCTTGACCGATTAACAGAACAGAGGTACAAGGTGCGGGGCGTTAATTTTGGCTGGAAGGCCAAGAACTCCGTTATGTGGGGTAATAAGCGCGCTGAAATGTGGGGCGCTATGAAGGACTGGCTGCGAACAGCATCCATTCCTGATGATCGTCAGCTAAGGGCGGACTTGTTGGGGCCAACAAAAAAGCCAAATTCGTCTGGAACCATTTTCCTAGAAGGGAAAAAGGAAATGCGGGCAAGAGGTTTAGCATCCCCGGACGCCGCCGACGCACTGGCGGTTACTTTTGCTTTTCCAGTTGCACATCGCGAATATGTTGATAAACCTCGGAACAACTACCAATCATCAAACGGCGTCATCAATTCATGGATGGGCAGCTAACAGGAGAAGTACTATGGGTAACACCAAATCAATCGGCATCGCGTATAGCGATCAGGACATCAGCGGCGCGGACACACTTTTGGCTAACAGCCAGTTTGGTTACACCGCCGCCGCGCAGGGTACGGTCACGCAAGCGACGAGCAAGTCAACCGGCGTCACGCTGAACAAGTCAGCGGGCCAGATCACAATGAACAACGCAGCGTTGGCAGGGGCTACCGCAGTGTCGTTCACGCTGACCAACAGCCTTATTTCTGCAAACGACATTATTATATTGAATGTCGGGTCGGGCGCGACTGCTGCGGCGTATACCGCTTATATATCAAGCATAGCCGCAGGGTCTGCGGTTATTACGCTTCGCAACATGACAGCGGCTACATCATTGTCTGAAGCTGTTGTTATTAACTTCGCTCTTATCCACTGCGCTTAATATGGCAAAGTCTGTCTCTCTATCGGTCGGGCGCGGCGAGAAGCTACCAGTTAGCAAGGGCGCTGGTCTGACCGCTAAGGGACGGGCTAAGTACAATAGCGAAACGGGGTCTAAACTTAAAGCCCCCGCGCCTAACCCTAAGTCTAAAGCGGAAGAAGGACGTAAGAAGTCGTTCTGTGCTAGGATGGGCGGGGTTGTTGCCAAGTCGAAAAACGCGGAACGGGCTAAGGCCAGTATGAAAAGGTGGAAATGCTGATGAAAAAAGGTCTTTATGCTAACATTCACGCTAAAAAAGCCAGAATAGCGGCGGGTTCAGGCGAAAAAATGCGTAAGGTAGGTGCTAAGGGCGCGCCTACAGCCAAGGCATTTGAGAAGTCTGCCAAGACGAGGAAGAAGTGATGCCATTAAAGAAGTCACCTAGTCCAAAGGCTTTTAAAGCCAACATGAAGACAGAAATGAAGGCAGGCAAGCCCCAGAAACAGGCGCTTGCTATTGCGTATTCGGTTCAGCGCAAAGCACAGGGTAAAAAGAAATAATGGATTATTCAGGTGTAGCAGCGGCAGGACGAGTGGCAAGCGGTGGGGGCAAGAAGAACAGCCCCGGCGAAGTGCTTGACACTATGCGAAGCCGTCTGTCTATGGCCGTCTCGGCGTTCTCTGAGAGCCGTGAAGACGAACTAGATGATCTACGCTTCTTCGCCGGCTCGCCTGACAATCAGTGGCAGTGGCCTGCGGATGTCTTGGCGACACGCGGGTCTGTGCAGGGCCAGACAATCAACGCACGGCCATGCCTGACCATCAACAAGCTGCCGCAGCACGTCCGTCAGGTAACGAACGACCAGCGGCAGAACCGGCCCGCCGGTAAGGTCATTCCTGCGGATGACAACGCCGACATTGAAGTGGCTGAAGTTTTTGATGGTATGGTACGCCATATCGAATATATGTCCGACGCGGATGTCGCCTACGACACGGCGTGCGAGAACCAGGTAACCTACGGCGAAGGTTACATCCGTCTTTTGACCGAATACGTCTCGGATGATTCGTTTGATCAAGACATCAAGATTGGCCGCATCCGCAACTCTTTCAGCGTCTACATGGATCCTACCATTCAAGACCCGTGCGGGTCTGATGCCGAGTGGTGTTTCATTACTGAAGATATGCTGCTTGAGGACTACACCCGCCAGTTTCCAGACGCCATGCCGGTGTCGTCTATTCAGACGCAAGGCGTAGGCGATGAAAACCTGTCGCAATGGGTTAATGAGAACACTGTACGCATCGCCGAGTACTTTTATGCGTCCTATGAGCAAGCCAAGTTGAACCTA